CGCGGAGCACAGGCATAGCTAGGTGGCGCATGGCCAAGCGGTGCTCGTCCAGTTCAAGGCCCTGCTCGGCCTGCAGAGGAGCCACATCAGGCACGGACGTGCCTGCGTGGTCTACATACCTGGTCCACTCAGGTGGGCACGGTCGTGCTGCACTAACGTGCAGCGGCACCTCCCCGAGCTCCATGATGTGCAAACGAATCATGACGATACCCAACACTATGGCATTAAGCGCGCTGTTGCGCACCGTGGTGCCGTAATGCCCGGAGAACAGCGAGGCAAGCGACTCGGTCAGAACCAAGCCTGCCCCCCCCTGTTTCGCAGCACCGCCGAAGCGCGTGCGGGTAGAGTCACAAAGGTCCCAGTCGAACTCGAGGATGCTTAACGGCACTCCGAGTTTGAACAAGGTGGCGAAAGTAAGAATACCCGCGCCCAACGTGGTGTGAGTGCCATCCATGTTGGCGTAGTCAGCATTGATGTACGAAACGGGACCGTCTATGTCACGCACCGCAGCATCAAAGTAAGACCCCATCTCACACCCCGAAGCCCCTCCCAGGTAATAGACTGAACCGTCGCTGCTGAAAGCACTTTTCAATGCATGAGCTGCTGCGTTCATGTGTGGTCCGAGCCGCGCACCGACTTCAGGACACAAAGGTCTGATTCCCCGGGGTTTGCCATCTTTCAAGCCAGGCTCGATCTTCGTAATCGCCAGAATATCTGGCCTCGGGATGGGAACGTCCACGTTCAGAGCAGCGCACAGTTTTGCGCGCGTGGTCCGATTGTAGCCCGAAACCCAGTCCTCGAATCTGGGAGTACGCAAATCGAAGATCATGCCAGGGTTGAGGCCAACGATGTACGCGACGTGTCTGCAACTTTCGAGCGCGTAGTCGCGCACGTCCGGACAATTCCTGCCGTTCACTGCATCGATGTTGCGACGCAAAAACGCGGTTCCCAGAGTTAAGCTGCACTTACATTTCGTCTCGACGTACTGGTGTCTGACCCCAATGCCGGCAAGGCCTATGTCCCTCTTGCACGCTGGTTGCCGATCAATTCCAGCCGTGCAATCGAACTGGTCGACTCGCAGGGACGCCAGTGTCCCTACGGAGCCGTCCAGCCGCACGCCAGTAGCTTCATAAACCCCAGGAGCCAAGGGGTTGCAAGTTACTGGAGCGACTAACTCCTGGGGTTCGTATGGGCAAGCGGAAAGCTTGGCACTCTTGAATCTGGTTAGCAGCCCGAACACCCATCGCACAAGCCTGACCAGTTTTGGCCAAGTCGCTGCCACGAAGCGTAAGAACCGTGCCTTCCAGCTAGTGCTGGTGGCAATCCAATTGCGCCAGGCCAGAGGCGTGACGCCCCAAATGAAGGCAACCCAGTTGGTTTGCTGTCGCCCAAGCTCCGCCAAGCGGACGGCCAAAGCTGCTGTCGCGAAAATGTCGTCGGCGCCCAGGGCACCTGCCTTCTGGCACGCGAGCGAATTCCATTCTTTATCACGGTTGGGGCTCCGAGCCAAAAAGCTCTTAACCTTACTGGCGATGTGCAATGAAACTACGCCCTCGTTGATGAAAGGGGCACATCTGGCCGGGACGCCAAGTGCTCGAAGCACCTGACTAGTTGGGTAACATACGTCACTCCCTGCGTAAACGCTTGGAGGTCCACGGCCAGTGCTGACAAGCCCGTCCAAGGTGCCAAATCGTTGGCTGACCCGCGGCTCAACATCAGACCACTTGAACTCGTAGACGATGCGGCCTGCTCCGCTCCAAATGGGGCACCATGACAAGGTCCGCTTGCCAAATCTACGTCCATCGGTTTCGAGCAGCCAGCACATGTCGCTGTGTTCCCAAATCTCGCGTGTGTTGACGTCAGACGTAACTCTGACTTTGTCGCCCACGCGTTCCCAGACCATTTCCCCTTCGTAACGCGTCCCGCAGCCACCGACATACGGGGCAATGATGTTTGCATAGTACGCACGTGCTCCGTGCTTGGTGAGCGATTCCGCCACACCTTCTGCTCCCGCGTAATAAATGAAGTCCGTTGAGACAACATAATCCGCACGAATGCAGCACTTGCCAACACCCGGGCAAATCCCGACCGCATGCGCTGCGTCGTGCCCCGTGACCACCGATTTACAAACGTGCAACTTAATGCCTTCTTCCTGACAGCCATCGAAGTTGCGAACTTCCCGTTCGCCACCACCTTCAATGACAATCGTCTTACCGACAAACCTGTCAAGCAGTTTCTTCCCTGCTTGCACTTCCGACAGCCGGCGTGCTTGTCGGGACGCCTCATGAGCATGCTCAGTAACGGGCAAATTCACGGCGAATTGAGCGGATGTGATTTTAGCACCAGAAATGGTAGCAGTCACGCGCTCGGCTGAACTCAACATGGATGAGCGAGCCGG